ATCGGCCTCTGGAGCCCGGGCATTCGTTGAGCGAATCACTCGGAAGCTGATCAACAACAAAATCATTGATGTCCTGTATCTCAGCAGCGTTCGTGGCCAATTCCAATTCAGCGAGTTGATCACGGATGATGGGACTATGCTGGATGCCCCGATTGTAACTGGTTCGACGACTTCTATCACGATCTCCGATGGTGGGGCCAATCACGTCATCGGTGAAACGTTTTCCATTGCGTCGGTTAACGGCGTTGATGGCCGTGTCCGCGTTACTGCAGTGGAGAACGGCACAGGCAAAGTCACGTTCCAATTGATGGATGGCGGCACTGGCTTCACAACAGGGCCCGAGACGCTGGTTCTGACCTCCAACGTCATTTTGACGATGTCGACCGGAAGCTCTAATTCCGTAAACGCAGACGCCAATACGGTTGGATACACCACTCTTGAGACGGTTACGCAGCCACTGGTAGACGTAGCCTACTTAGCGCTACAAGGCGGATATGCCAATGGAGCCGCTGCCAATAACGTGTGGTCCGGAGACGCTTTCGCCCTTGGCCCGACCTTTCCAACCGGTCAGACGGTATTCGGATACGCCAATTCTTCGTCGAATACCGCGCTCGGAACTGGAACGGTTGTTTCGGCATCTGGGGCTGCGTCGCTTCGTATCTATGTTGCAAATGGAACATTTTCGTCCGCTAATGTCGGGGCAATCGAATTAGCACCATGGACAGTCAACGCCGCTACGTATCACGCTAATGCCATAGTATCGTCTACCACCGATACCACTGCCACAGGCGTTGTCATTGGGGAATCGTATGGCACCAATGGTTTGGTGTCTACCGTTGGCTTAGTAAACTTAACGAATGTGTTTGCGCCCGGCTTTCCTGTTACCGGTTTGACTTCCAACACTTCTGCAAATGTGTACTCTCTGTCCAGCGGGTCGCACGCGACGTTCCGTATCGGCGCCCTTGAGAACACTCAACAGCTAACGCTCTATACGGACCTGTTGAACGCTAACAATGTTGCGAATGTGCCGTTTATGAGCTTACATATCGATATTGCAGCCGACAACAATTCCAACACCAGTGGCGGTTACGGTTTTCCGAAGCTGCGGTCCGGAGTGTTGGATTCCTATCTCATTGATGTCTTGAATTACGGCAACTACACCATTGGTACTATTGGTTCTTTGACTGGGATTAATCAGGGATCGAACTACAATCTATCTCCATTCGTCCTTGTTATGAATACGCTGATCGCTGGATTCAATCGTCACGATGTGGTTCTGCAATACGCTAACACCATTGGGGCGTTCCAGGTTGGGGAGACGTTATCGACTCAAGTTGTGTATCCATCTCAGCAGCTTGGTTACGCTAATGTTGCTGGTCCATCTTTCCCGACATCATTCTTCCCGTGGACGATCCGCAGCGCAAATGCTGTCGGCTCTGTTATCTCCGCTAACGGATCGTCGTTGACTGTTCAGAATATCACAGGGCTGTTTGCCAACACCGGATCCATCACATATCAGTACGCGAACAATTCAGGCGGCTTGGCCTATTCGAATGCTACCCTGACATCCGCAACGACTTTGACAAACAGTGTCAATTCCGCTGAGGGGACCATTCTCACGGCCAATTCTACTGTCGTGACAATTCGGCCAACTGTGTTGAATTCTGATTTCATCATCGGCGGCACAATTACAGGTTCCCAATCGAACGCAACCGCTCAGGTCGTTGGAGTGAGCGCCAACGTCGAATCCACCGTGATGGGCGAAAACGCCAAAATCCACACCGACGTCAAAACCGCCAACGGAATTGTAACAGACGTCGACGTGATTTCGTCTGGTTTTGGCTTCTTGCAAAACGAATATGTGCAATTGAACACGGACAACGGAAACACAGCGATCTCTGGATATATTAACCTGCAGAATCAAGGCGTTGGCGAGGGTTATTTCAAAAACACAGATGGTTTCTTAAACTCCGACAAGTGTGTGCACGATAATAAATACTACCAAGAATTCAGCTATGAAGTGCGGACCGGCCTATCTATTGATCGGTATGCTGATATTCTGAAGACACTTGTTCATATGGTTGGAACCGAGATGTTTGGAAGCGTCGTTAAGAGCACGGTTATTCCATGCGAGGTATCAACGACTGGTTTCGATGTGACAATTAGCTAAGATGATAGACAACACAATTATGGCTGAGGCGGTTTAGAATGCCAAGTTCAATTACAAATAAGTTCCACGTTCAAACTGCTGAGCGCTTGCTTAACACGTTCCAAACTACCTCGTCTGAAAATTACTATCTGTTCACCGGGAAGCACACATCGTGGGTAGACGCAAATAACAATCCGGTGTCTGATGACAATCCACCGGTCCCAGCGTCAACAACCCTTAACACTGACTACACGACCTTCGATCAAATCATCAGCGGCAAACAAGTCACCAGTGCAGACGCGGTGTTGATGGTTCCGCGATATAATTGGTCGGCTGGCCAAGTGTACGATGCCTACGACGATCAGGATCCCGATCTTCTAATGATGAAGCACTTCTTCGTTGTTAACGCTGAGAACGGCAACTACAACGTCTTTAAGTGTCTATCAAATAACAATGGCGCCGCTTCGTTAGAGCCGCCGTTGTTGTCCGAAACTAGTGCATACGATGAGTCATATATCAAGCCGGTGGACCTTTACCATTGGAAGTTCCTGTATACTATTCCAGGGGCAACGTTCGCTAAATTCGCGACCAACGATTACATCCCTTGCTTGCCGTCAGCGAATGTCGCAATGTTCGCTTCCAATGGGTCGATTGACACAATCCTGCTGAACTATGGTGGAGCGTCCTACAACAGTTATAGCACCGGAAATTTCGTCGATGTTGCTGTGGGCGGTAATACGTATTTCTATGGCATCGCCTCGTCGGCTGCGGCTAATAATGGCTTCTACGTTGGGTCTTCGATCTATTTGAATTCCGGGGTCGGTGCTGGACAGCTTCGCAACATCATCAACTACATTATCTCTGGAACCGAGAAAAAGATCGAACTCGACAATGCGTTCAATCCGCTTCCAGACTTCAACACCACTTATGAAATCGGTCCACGCGTTACAATCATGGGCGACGGACAAGGCGCCACGGCTCGAGCCTTGGTAAATGCAGCGTCGTCTAACAGCGTATATTCGATTCAGATGATCAACCGTGGAGATTCCTATACCTACGCAAATGTGGCTGTGACAGGCAACACCGGATTAATTGCGATGGATTCCAATGCAGCCATCGCCGCTGTATCCGCGAATTGTCGCGTGATTATCAGCCCGCCGGGCGGCCATGGCTTTGATGTTCCTAATGAATTAAGTGCAATGTCTATTGGCGTGAGTGTGACTCTTGCCAACACTGAAAACGGCACAATTCCAGCGTATTCTGATTACAGACAAGTCGGCCTGATCGTCAATCCACTGTTCGCAGCCGCTAATGTCACACTCGCTAACGTGACATCAACTTTCGCCGCCGGCGAACAGGTTACTGGAACGACGTCAAATTCATCTGGCTATATTTCCAACATCACCTATAATGGAAGCAACGTCGGAATCATCGTGGCAAATGTGGCGGCCGCTTTTGTCGCCAACGAAACTATCATCGGGGCCAATTCGGCGGCTACTGGTGTTGTGGCCTCCATCGGCACGTCAATGCTTACATTCGACCAGCGAACTGTGATCGGCATCGCCAACACTTCTGGAACATCTACGCTATACCCATTCTTTTCCCAGAATGAGTTTGTGTCGCAGCCTGATACATCTGCTTACGGTAGAATTCATTATGCCAATTCGTCTGTGATGTATTTGACAGAAGTCAAGGGCAATTTTCTATCGTCCGATAATAATTCTGGAACCGTATATACGATCCAGAACAATTCCGGAATTGTTGCTCAGGTGACGAGCGTTGTCCAACCCGCACTTGTTAAATACTCCGGAAACATCGTCTATATAGAAGACGTTCAGCCTATTGCGCGGGCAAATACACAATCAGAGACGCTAAAGCTTGTACTGCAGTACAATTAATTAAGGAAGACAAATGCCTATCCAGACCGATCTTAATGTGGCTCCGTTTTTCGATGATTTCGATGAGACGAAAAATTATCATCGAATCTTGTTCCGCCCTGCTGTGCCGGTGCAAGCCCGCGAGCTGACGCAGGTTCAATCGATTCTGCAGAATCAGATCGAGCGTTTTGGCGACAACATCTACGCGACTGGGTCGATCATCGAAGGTTGTGCCTTCAGCTTTGATCCTGGGGTCCAATACATCAAGACTCCGGATCTTCGGATCGATGGCCAGCCGTTGAGTGTTGCTCAGTATGCGAATCTCACGCTGCAGAAGACTTCAACAAGTCTACGCGCGCTGATCGTTAATCAGCAGGCAGGTCTAGAATCTCAGGACCCAAGTCTGAACACGCTATTCATCAAGTACATCACTACAGGAACTGATGGAGCCAAGACTTTTGCTCCCGGCGATACTGTTGATGTACTCGATACGACGGGCACCATTGTTCCATCGTATCAATTCACCGTGGCTTCGAATACATTCGTCAATCCGGTGGGTAGTTCGTACGCGTTCAGTGTCGGTAAGGGGATTATCTATCAGGAAGGGCATTTCATTCGTGTTGATGCCCAGTCCGTAATCGTAAGTCCGTATACCAATCTTCCAGACAGCGTTGCGGTTGGCTTCACTATCGTTGAAAGCGTTGTTAATAACAGCGTAGACACTTCATTGAATGATAATGCGTCTGGATACTCAAATCTGAACGCTCCTGGGGCATTTCGTCTTCAGTTAACACCATCCCTTTCTGTGGCTCCTAAGCAGGATAGCTACGCAAATGGATTCGCGTCGTTGGTTGAGTGGACTGGCGGCGTGGTCACCAAGCTGAACCAATTCACTCAGTTCAATTCAATTGAACGCGAACTAGCTCAGCGCACCGCCGACGCTGCTGGGGATTTCACTGTTAGCCCATTCGTCATGACGACCAGCTCTTTCAAGCAGTCCAACGGCACAGCTTACGTCGCAAACACCACTCACGTTCAGCTTAAAGTGAATGCTGGTACCGCGTACGTTAAGGGCTTCCGCGTTCCAATCGATTCTGCGAAGACTAGCTTCATTCGTCGTGGCACCGACACAGCCAACAATAGCAACGTGTTGATCAGCACCAACTTTGGCAACTATGCGTTGGTTCAGGAAGTCGCCGGCACATTCCAATTCAATACTGCGGCTCCTGTGTCGATTCGCGATACCGCAGCCACAAGCTTGACGTCCGGAACCTATACGCCGGCCAACACTGGTCCAGGGGCCGAAATCGGCACGGCCACTTTGCTATCATATGCGTACGACAATGGCACTGTGGGGGCGAATGCTTGTCAGTATCGCGCTTATTTGACAAACATCGTAATGAAGCCGGGTTGCAATTTCGCCAATGCACGTAGCTTGTACTACAACTCCAGCAACACTGTTCTTGGTTTGGCGGACATAGTGACTCAGACGTCTGGGGTCAACACTCAGATTGCGGTGCTGAATTCTCCAAGTTACACATCTCTTGTTTATCCAGCTCCCCAGAAAGCGTTGGCTGCTGTCAGCAATCAGACATTCACGTATCGGGCTGCTAATACCACTGTTGCCTTTTCAAATACTTCCGGATCGCTGGTAATCACATTGAGCAACAACGCTGTGTTCCCATATGGCAACGGCGTTCTCAATGCGTCCCAGGAAGCGGACATCATTGTGATCCCAACACAATCCGCAAACAGCACTGCCAAGACAGGAACTATCATTGTCGCCAATGGAGCAGCAAATGCTGTGGCTACTGGTTCGGGCACTGCGTTCTTAACGGATTACGTGCCTGGTGATTATGTTACAGCGAACGTCGGCGGCCAAGTTATTCGTCGCATTCAGAGCATCGCCAATAATACCTACATGACCGTGAACGCCCCGTGGGGAGCGAATACTGCGGGCGTCGCTCACAAGAAGGCTTATCCGGCCGGTGTTCCGGTTCCGTTTGCTAATCGGGCCAACACCACAATCACAATCAGCAGCAATAGCGCCACGGCGACGATTAGTCTCGGTAACGCTCTTGAGACCTCTCCAGCTACCACGGTCATCTATAATAGCTTGAAACGCCCGGCGCAGTCGACGCTAAAAACCGTTCAGCGCAATTGTTACGCTTACATCGATACGGCTGGCCACCCTGCTGACAAATATGGGCCGTGGTGCTTGGGCGTTCCCGACGTCTTTAACATTACTGCGG